CTAAGTTTATAACGTGGCAATTACGCAACGTGCATCAGCCTGTCTATACGGGTCAAACGCAAAGCAACAAGGGTATTGATAGACCAGTATTTCAAGTTTCTGTGTTTGCTCAAGACATGAATGACGCTTTCAATTTGTCAAACACGATATTACAATCCCTGCATGGTTATTCGGGGATGTTTGGCGACCCAACTGACAACGGATTTTTTGTTGCCAAAGTGGATATCGTCTGGCTCTACAATACCTATGACAACGAATTGGGTTTGAACCAAATTATTTTGGATTGCACCTTGGACGTTCCAACATAAGACAAGAATTGGTTAACCACATTTTTTTTATGTAAAGGAAGTAAAATGGCTCTCATCAATAAGGTCTTACCCGGCTATGTAGCAACACTGTGGATGCAAGAGGACGCTAATCCAACAGCATTGACTGATACTCAGTTGAGCACTTGGACTGGTCAAGTTGCACCAATCATCGGCACAACCGCAGGCGGTACAGGCACAACTGGCATTCAAGTTCCAGTTGAGGCAGTTCCTGCATTCGGTTCTGACGACGCATTTGCAGCATACTCAATCGCTGGCGCACGTACTGGCGCAAAGATCACCACTCAAAATCAGGTGACATCTTTGACCATCACTGCACCATGGAATCCTGCTGACCCTGCACAGTTGTTGATTCGTGATGACGGCTACAACGGCACAATCATTCGCACATACGTTGTCGCTGTTTATGACGGCACTGACACTGTTGCTTATGCTTTCAATGGTCGCGTTGGCGGTCTGAAATGGGATATGTCTCCCTCTGCTGAAGGCAAGTTTGAGTTCACCATTCACCCCGTGGGCGGTAACTCATACGGCTGGTCAAACAACGCTTAAACAACAAGCCCCTTCGGGGGCTTTTATACGATATGACAAAAGAAAACAATTCAGAAGCGTTACTAAACTATTTGGTCACACTGACTCAAACAGGGCAGAAAAACTGGTTCGGTTTTCAGCAACAACGCGTTGCTGGAATCGATCTGGCATATAGAATCGCGTCTTTGCACGCAGACAAGATGACTCCCGACGAGGTGGTCAATTACGTAATGGAGTTAAACAATTCCATATACAACAAGATAATCAAAGGATAAGACATGAGTTTTGCAGACAAACTAGGCGCGTCATACTCTCAGGTGCGCGACCAAGTAAAGATTAAAAAGATTGAAATCATTGTTGGCAGTGTCATTTTCAATCTGCGTGTTCGTGTCCCGCTAAAGCGCGAGATGGAACTTATGCTCGAGAGAATCAGTCATCCGAGTGCTGAGTTGATAGATCAAATCTATGAACGTCTGAGCAAGCCATTGAAAGAATCAATCGCTGAAGGTGGCGACGACTTTCTTGAAGTGCTAAACAAAGACAAGCAAGTTATTACAGTCCTCGATGACGACATCGTGCTCGATGGCAATTCAGTCAAACAAGTTGCCACATTCACTGCAATGTGGGAAACTAAGGTTCAAGAGTTCTTTCATTTATTGCAATCAGAAAGTGGTGAGCCAATCAACGAGACTTATGAACAAATCGCGGAAGAATTTCCCGAAGCGGTCATTCGTCAAATTGTTGAAGACATCGAATCAGCAGTCAAACCTGATTACAAGACCGCAAAAAAAAACTAAGGCGGTCTCTGCGTAGGCAAGTAGTTGCCGCGATGGTTTTCAATGGTCACACCGAGCAATATGTTGAGACTATTGATGAAGAATTATTCACGGAGATTCAGGTCATGTACGCAGACGGGTTGCTCGGTAACAAAGGCATATTTGATGCACTGACGCCCGTCACTGCTGCGATGTTTAATTACTTGCGTGCTGAGAACGCGCCAGCATTCAAGACGACTGAGATTTTCCCATGGGTTCACGAATACACTGTTGACCCGTCAAACGACGTCTCTCAAGACGTTGCAGCAAGCAATGGTCTAATGGGCTGGATGACCCAAGCCAAGGGCTTTAAAATGGACAGATTTGCAAATGCCAAGTCCAACTAATAAATCATTCAAAGTCGAAGGTTTTGACGAATTGTTCAAAGCCATGGACGAACTTGCTCAGGAAATAGGCAAAGCAAAGACAGACAACATTTGGAGAAAAGCGGTCGGATACGCTTTTTTGCCAGTGCTTGAGCAAGCGCGTGACGCTGCACCAACAGACACGGGTCAACTAAAGCAGCACGTGTACATGAAGGTTCAAAGACCTAGTGCGCGTGATAAATCGTCAAGTCGCTATCAAGGCGAATCGTTTATGGCTCGAGTAACTGTTGGACCAAAACGAATTGAGAGTATTGAGCATACGCACATTACTAAAAAAGGAAAAGAAAAGACAACATATCAAAACCCACCCGTTGCGTTGGCAATGGAGTTTGGAACCGCAAAAGTATCTGCACAACCCTTTATGCGTCCCGCTTTAGAGAACAACGTCGATCGAGTGATCAGTCGGCTTGGTTACTCTGTCATGGCGGCAATTGAAGCAGGCAAATGGGTAAAGCAAAAAGGATAAAACATGGCTGTCATTGGTTCACTATCGGTCAAATTGGGTCTTGTCACTGTTGAGTGGGATCAAGCAACGGCTAAAGCAAAGTCACAAGCAAAAGACTTGCAAAAATCACTAGATGATTTGGGCGGTAACGTCAAAACGTTGATGGGTCACTGGAAAACTCTTGGCGGTGCAATGTCATTGTCAGCAGTTGGCATGGGTGCTTTGTTGCAACAGACCTTGCAGTTTGCTGACGCAATAAGTGACTTGGCAAAAGGCTTTGACTTAACTGTTGCAAAGACGTTGCAATTTAGAGACGCAATCAAGCAATCAGGCGGTAACGCTGAAGGCGCGTCAAAGATTCTTTCAACTTTGTTTTCAAAGATTGAAGACGCACGATCTGGCAACGAATCAGCAATCTCGCAATTTGAACGCATTGGCATTTCGTTTGAAGAATTGTCACGCATGAAGCCTGAGGAAGCGTTGAATCGCGTATTCAATGCATTGTCAAAGATTGGCGACACATATCAACGCGTCAAAGCGGTCAAAGAATTATTAGGCAAGCAAGGCATCGGTCTCGAGATCAAAGAGGTTGCAGACAGACTGAATATGTCAATTGGCGCGTACAACCAATACGCAAAGAGCATTGACAATGTTGCAAAGGTCAACGACAACTTGGCACAGTCGTTTGACAACATGAAAATCGCATTTGCGGACATGATTGCACCATTTACACGTGATGGTGTTGTCTCCATCGAGAAATTCAAAGCAGCAATGGTTGGCATTACTGCTGCTGCTGTTGTTGGTGGTCTGATTCAGATTTCGGCTGTGATCATCAAAATTGTTGCTGCAATGCGCGAAGGTGCAAAGATACAAGCAGCAATGACAGCAATGGGCGGTGCAAAAGGTGTTGCTCAACTTGCAGCAGGCGCTCTTGCATATATTGCTGCAAAACAAGCCTTTGAGTTGGAAACAGAAGCCGCAATGGCTGAAGAACCCGATTCTGCAACAGGCGGCACAAGAGAAACTGACGCTCAAACAGAACTTGCAAATCGTAGAGAGATCACTGCTGGCGCTGCAAAGATAGCATTGATTCGTAAGCAGATTGAGTTGGCAAAGGAAGAAGGCGACATTAAGTTGAAGTCTTTGGACATCGACAAATATCAAACGCAATTGCTGGAGAACGATTTGAATCTTGCACGTGAGATTGCAAGTGCAAAAAATGAACGCGCACAAGCACTCAAAAAAGAGAATCTAAGTCAAGCGCAAATGGCTCAGATTGAACAAGAGTACATTGCAAAGCGTGATCTTGCTGACACAAAAGCAAATGCAAATCATCAATTGATATTGGCGACACGTGAAAAAGAGATTCAGCAGATTCAACGTGTCATGCAATTTGCGCAAGAGGCAGAAGCGTTTGAGAAACGTCGTTTAGATTTGGAACTTGAACGCGTTTACATGGCTGACTTTGAGTACAAGATTGCAAACGAACGTCTGACAACTGAAAAGAAAATTGCTGAATATCAACAGCAAATCATCGATGCACGCGCCCGATTGGGTGAAGGCAAGACATACGACGCTGAAAAGAAACGCATTGAAGACTTAATTCGCGGAGAAAAGGAAGTATCTGCGGTTCGTCAAGAGGCGATCTTGCATGAAGAATATCGTCGCACGTCATTTAATGAGGGCTGGAAAGAAGCATTCAAAAGATATGCGGAAGACGCACAAGCATATGGCAAATTGGCAGCAGATATGTTTTCGTCCGTTGTCGGCAACATGAATGGTGCAATTGATGATTTTGTCAGGACTGGAAAACTAAGTTTTAAGAACTTTGCAAAAAGTGTTATTCAAGACATTATTGCAATGATGCTTAAATTTCAGGCAATGCAGTTGCTAATTTCGAGCATGAAATCATTGGGTCTTGGTGGCAGTCCATTGATGACGGGCATTGTCTCGATGATGGGAATACCACAGCGAGCAAATGGAGGTCCGATCGATGGTCCTGCAATTGTTGGCGAACGCGGTCCTGAGTTGTTTATTCCAAAACAATCGGGAACAATTGTGCCAAATAACAAAATGGCGTCTGCCATGGGCAACAGTCAGACTGTGAACAACTACACAATCAATGCAATTGACACAAAATCATTTGAGCAAAGATTGCTTGAAAGTCCAAACGCAATCTGGGCTGCAAATCAATATGCAAACAAATCACTTGCAGTGAATCGAGGTAGAGCATGAGTTTTCAAACAATCTTTGAAATCCAACAGAGCATGACTGTCAACAATCGACGCATGGTTGGTCAACAAGTTGCGCGAAGTGGTTACATTACAGTTGCGCAATACATTACGTCAGTGCCTTGGTTGTTCACAATTCAGCCTCACGCGTATTTGTATTACCCGCAAGTTCGTGATGTGATTCAGTCTATT